ACGGCGAAGACGGATGAACTTAGATTGCCATACGACAGAGCTTTCACGACCTATCAAAGACGTACGGCTTTCTACGCCAGTGTCAACGCACGCGAGTTTTTGACGGACACGTCCGGGAATCGAAGATTCTGGGTACTCGCGGTAAAAGACATAGACGTCAATCATGGCGTAGACATGCAACAGCTCTGGGCCCAAGTTAAAGAGACGATGTATGTGCAAGGCCAAAAGAATTGGTTTCTATCACCCGATGAGCGTGAGCTCTTGAATGAAAGCAATGAGATCTACCGCACCCAGAGCAGCGTAGAGGACCTCCTCCTCGAACATGTGGACTTTGAGTCGGAGAACATCAAGCCAGTGCAGATGACTAAGCTGCTAAGAGATCTGGGCATCAAGGCGCCCAGGATGCCAGACTTCAAAGAGGCAGCTCGTGTCCTACACGAGAGAGGCATCGAGCCGCGCCGGTCCAATGGCAAGAAGGTGTATGATATGGACTACAAGGCGATTGATGATAACGGCATGACGTTTGGAGATAAGTTTTAATGGCAGGCAAGGGCGATAGACCAAGACCTGGAGTTTACTCGCAAGAGTTTAGGGATAACTTTGACAAAATATTCGGCGATAGACGTAAGAAAAAGCCAGGGTTAGCTAAAGAAAAAAAGGGTAATGCCGCACTGGATGATGATGGCCAGGTTGATGATGATTATAAGGCTGAGTTATGATGTGGTATAAGTTTGGTTATAAAAGGGTATGGTGCAGTGCATAGTAAAGAAAATGCCACCCTGTCGAACTTTGCTTTACCTACGCTGTTTATTACTATAGGTAGTGTTAGGTATATACTTATAAAGAATAATATTAATTACATGGTTATAAACGCAATATAAGGGGTTTATACGGAGAACAGAATAGGAAGTGTTGAGATGCTATACACTGCACTTGACACACTGATTGAAAGATTTATTAATAAAAAAAGGAGATAGTATGAAAACATACAACATAAGATGCGAGAAGACACAGATAGGTTATTACAATGTAAAGTGCAAATCTTTAGAGGAGGCAAAAGTGCAAGCCGAATACCAAATGGCAGTCAATCCACAATCAACCATAAAACTTGATAAATGCGAGGAAGTGGTTATGCCACCAGAATCTATGATTATAGACCAAGACTATTTAAAGTTTACAGACAAGTAGAGATCTGCATGGAAAGCCTCAAATCAATAATACTAGAAACAGCAGACGAGGATATTAAAGTTGATCTACATACTTTGAAGGCCAAGTCCTTTACCGGCGTTGAAAGAAAACTTAAAGGTAAACATATCATTGCGATACTGAGAATAGATGACGACAAATACATGGCATTTGTAGAGGAGTAAATATGGCAGGCCGACCCAAGAAACCAAAAGACAAAATAGTAACTACACCTAAACAGTTTGAGAAGGATGAAGAGTTTGGTTTGACTGAGATGCAAGCAGCATTTGTTTGGCATTACACCGAAGGTGCATGTGGTCAGACCGATGCGGCCCGGAAAGCTGGCTATGAATTTCCTGCGGTTACTGCAAACAAGCTATTGTCTGGTAAGCATTACCCGAATGTGGTCAAGGCCATTCGGATTAGACAAGACGAACTGGCCGAGAAGTATGCGATTACACCACAAAAGACTGGCACAATGTTGTGGAAGATTATGGAGACTGCGTATGAATCGGGAGCATTTAACGCTGCCGTCTCTGCTATTAAAGAGCTGAACCAGCTCGGCGGTTTATCCATAAATAGATCCCAGAACATAAACATTAACGCCAACCTGGAGAAGATGAGCAAGGATCAAATCAAGGAACGCCTGGGCGAATTGCTCGGCGCAGAAACCTCGACTTACTCGCCTAAAGATAAGTAGCAAAAAAACAGAGTAATGGCCTCTTCCCTTTGCCAGGCCCAAAAATCCAGAAAAATTCACCTGTTGTCAAAAAAGCACGGCATATCAGTGACTTACACGCAATAATTCAAGCGGAATATTAAGATCTGCATGACGCCTTGTGTTCACAACAGTAACAGCGCACAAAACTGGAGTCCCTTGGGCCTGGTTTTTTACCTGGATCCGCGTAAATTTTGGACCCCTACCACCCATATTTGGTCGCAGCTGTGGCCGAGGTAAATATAACTAAGTTAGATACACTGAATCACCACAAAAAATGATTGCAAAAAAATTTTGCAAAAATTTGTAAATTTTGAGACACTCTTACAATGCCAATCAACAGCAGAAACAAGGGCGCTCAATTCGAGCGAGACGTGGCCAAGATCCTTAACCAGTTTTTCCAGGACCAGGGCATTGATTATCAAACCAAACGCAACCTGGACCAATACCAACAAAAAGATCTATGCGATCTGGACATACCCTTTCACGCGGTTGAATGTAAATCATACAAAGAAGGCAGCTGGCTCAAGGCCGCCTGGTGGGATCAAGTTTGCAGTGCCAGTAATGGTAAAATTCCCACTTTGATTTTTAAGTTCAATCGCGTTCCTATCCGAGTGTGCATACCCCTTTACGCAATAAACACCGAATGGGACCCAGACCCCCAAAAAATTTGCGTCATTTCTATTGACCATTGGTTAGAGATACTGGCCGAAAACTGGGACAAGTATAGAATCCTAGACGAAAAAAATTATGACAAAAAAACCGGATCCTAAACACGGCATCACCAGCTGCGCTGTAGGCCAGGAAGACGTGGCCATACTCATGGACTACATCATCGACCAGGAACCACAAAAAGGCCTGGTTCACAAAAACGATACTGAGGCCGAAGATCAATCCGTGCGCGATGCGGATGTCTATTTCATAGACCACGCTGCCGAAAGGATCTATAAGATCCTCAATAAAGTCGGCAACACGGTCAACAAATACTTCAATTACGACATCTCTGGCATAGAAACCGCACAAATCATCCATTATAAGGCCCCGAGCAACGGGTATGAGTATCACATCGACTTAGGGCCCGAAGAGGCCGCAAATCGCAAGATAAGCGCCTCTATACTGCTTAATGATGACTACGACGGCGGCGAATTCTGCTTTAGGACAGGCGAAATCGGTAGCTGTACGCGGCCAAATGTGGGCGATGTCGTCGCTTTCAGCTCGTTTTTACCGCATAAAGTCAATCCAATCACCAAAGGCGATCGTTTTGTCCTGGTTGTTTGGTTTACGGGCCCGGCTTTTCATTGATATACTAGCTGAGTGCAGCTAGACGACATCAACATCTTCGATTACAAAGCGCCGACTCCAGAAGAGATCCTGGCAGCCGGACCAGGAGCGACTGCAACACCCATAAATCCATACGAAAGGTTCCAACAAGAACGATCGCAACTCAGCTTGGATCCAGTGAAACGGACATTGCAAAGAGCTGGCCAGGGCCTAGGGTCCCTATTTGCAGTTGATACACCTCTGGACTATGCCTTATCTGGACTAGCCGCAGCAAAGCCTGTGGTGGCAGCGGGCAAGGGTATCGCCGCACTTACCAGACCAGTTTTCCCAGCACCGCAAAGAATGTTTGATCCAGCCAATAAAGGTTACAACCCCTCGTTATCTGATTTCGGCTATGAACCAGGCGGTAGGTATTTACAAATGGGCAAAGACAAAACTGACATAACAGGCCAGATACCGCAGGCAGGCAGAATATCCGTGGGCCCAGACGGTAAACCATCTTTTATGGTTTCAGCTGATTTAGCCGAATCTTTACCAAACACAGGAAAAATTATTCGCACAAATTTATTTAAAAAGAAAGCTGGTTGGAAGTGGACAAAAACACCCGAAGGTTTTGATCCCAACCCAGCATCGGACTTTCCAATCGTTTCGGTCGAAACGGGCAACAAACATTACTATACTCTGGCCACCGACTTTCCAGACGGTGTAGAGCTTTCAAGATATGCTAAAAAAACCAGCGAGCCAAGACTAAGACCGACAACAAAAGGTGAAATAAATCTAGGTCAAAAAGTTGGAGAGATTTCGGTTCGAGGCAAAAAGCATCCGGTGTATGACCAGATAACGGCTGGAAAAATAGAACCTAAAGACATGGTTTTTTTACATAACACATCCGAGGAGGCCATCAAAAGTTTTGATGCCATGGGCGGGATCCCATCACCGAGTATTGCAGTTACGAAAGCTGACCAACCTTTTATTGGTTATGGCAAAATACAGCTGATCGGCAGGCCCGAAAAATTCGATCCTTTAATCGATCCCAGAAATAAAATTTATTCATCGGATGCTTACACGCCCAGGGCCCCAAAAAAAATACGTCTGGCTAGAGACAATGCTGACAAAACCTTTGAAAAAGATTACAAAAACTTTATTGAAAAAATTTCTAGTAAGTATGGTAAGTCAGAAACAGATCAAACTGCTCTTGGTAGAGATGTAATAAATCCTTACAACAAAACATTAGAAAATTTAAGAAATTCAGTGGCTTTACAAAAAAAAGGTTCAAATTTTAATATTGCAAATCGCAATGATGAATTTGACAGATTTTTTGACACTGATTTAGCAAAGACTAAGTTTTATCAAGAAATAGGA